AGCTTCTTGTCTACATTACCGTGACGATTCATCGTATTTGCGTAGAAGATGGTGTCTGAAAAATAGGACAATCCACGATTAGTCATGTACGGAACATACTCTTTTTCGCATAGATGATCCTGGTCCATCAAGGGAACCTTGGATTGGTTTATAGAATTAAGGAAAAGGAATGGATCCATTACTTCTTGAACCCGCAAGTCATCATGACTTCCACCATAAAAGCACACATATTGATCTCCTGATCACTTACAAAACTAGCCTTGTATTGATATTCCGCAATGATTAAAACCGCCTGTGGTATGGTAGAGGGCTCTAGGAAGTCGTATAGACTATCGTAGACCTTCCTGAACAGATCCTGTGGAACATGGTTCGTATTATTTGCCACCCATTTTCTGACCTCGTTGAAGTTCTTCTCTTTCATGAACCCCATTAGTTGTTTTACATCCAGTTCTCCTGCTGTGCTCAGAATACCTACATCAATGGTTCCTGCCGCAGAGTAGCGTTGAAGTTCGTTCAGAACACGACGAAAATCTGGAAAAAATTTCACAATGACTTTAGACAGAATCTTTACGTCGTAGGTAATCTCTTCTGCTTCCAGAATACCCTGACATCGTTCTAGAAACTGCTTGGCTAGTTCTGGTCGGTCTTTGTGTGCAAAGTTAAAGTCAATACCTGTACAACGAGAATGAATAGGCTCAATGATACGATTCTTGTAGTTGCAGGTAATAATAAACCGACAAGTCTTAGAGAACTCTTCAATGGCTCCACGAAGGGCAGGCTGAATACTGTTCACATTAGAATAATCAAACTCATCCAGAATAACAATCTTCTGGTTTGCGTCTTCTGACAGAGATACCGTGCTTGCAAACTGACGAATCTTTGTTCGCAGAGTATCGATATTTCCGTCTTCAGAACAATTGATAATAATAAAGTCTGCTCCTAGTTCGTTGCAAAGGGCTTTAGCCACGCTAGTTTTACCTAGACCTGGCTTGCCTGATAGCATAAGATTAGGACAATCCTTTGAGTTTACTATATCCTGAAAAATCTTTTTGATATTTGCAGGAAGTACACAGTCCTGAATGGTTTGTGGTCTATACTTCTCGACCAACAAACCAATCGCATTATTTGCGGTTATTGTCATGGATTACTCGCTGTATGTGCTGGTGTTTTCCATGGCAATCCAATACTTCAGATCCAGATTCTTATGCGTGAATTGCGAGATCACAGTCTTGCTAATTTCCACGCTATAGTCGCCTTCAAACAACTTCAGATTATCCAACTTAAAGTTGAACGAGAATGTTGCTTCTTCTGGATTGCTGCCTACTGGCAAGGTGAACACATTAGTGGTAGGATCTTTTAGATCCTTAACTACAGCTAATACATCAGTGCCCTTAGAGATAATGCAAAGATCAGAAAGTTGAAGAGCAGCCCCTGATCGTTGAAGTTCACGGAACTGATCTGCCATCAGGTCAAAGGTAATAGCAACACTCGGAGTCTTCACTTGCTTGGTTGGATAGGTAAGAAGTGCTGGATCCGCAAAGTAATACTTTACTGAAGAACCATTAACACCTGTTACTACCACACACTTCTCTTCAAACACGAATTCAGGATCTTCAAGAAGAGAAACGATACCAAGAAACTTGTTCAGATCCCAAACCCCGAACTGGGAATCGAATGTCTCCTCTACGATGGCTTCTGCCATCACATTCTTGCTTGGTGAAATGGTAGAAATTTTGTTTCCCGCCTTCACAAACAAATTAGAGTTAATGCTGCTGAAATTCTTTAAAATGTTAAACGTCTGCTTAGAGATACTGGTTGTTGTACTTGTCATAATATAGTCATCCTTTACTTGTTAAATCTTTCAAAACTTTGGTAATCTTCATCATCACTATTGTGTCCGTGTCGTAAATCGTTCAGCCATTTTCTTGCGTCTGGACGATGTTTAGTTTTCTTAGCTTTCTTTCGTTCCTTCTGTAAACGTTTGAATTGTTCATACTCCGATTCTGGTTCTTGTTCGTTTGGCATTCAAAATTCCTCAATACTTGGAAGGAGCTCCTTTAACTTGTGATCAATAAAATAATTAAACAATTTTTCTCGACCTTTTCCTTGTTGTTCTTGGTATGAATCTAAAATGCTTTCTTCTAATGCCATTGGAATAGAAGACAAGTCAATCATCGTCTTATTCCTTATATAGTTGGGTAATTCATAAAAAGAAGATTCTTCTGATTGTTTCTTTAGTGCCTCTAATCGTTTAGCGGTCATTACAGTTTGACGTTTTCCGTCAGTCATAAAGGTATCATCGTCAGACAGCATGTTAGGAACACCGTCAGAGGAATCTCCTTTAATAATATGTTCCAGCAAAAAACCACGAGGATCAGCACACTCCATAAGTTCTTTTTTGTTTGTGCTGTACTGCTTTACATTAGGAAAAATCTGAAGTTGCTGAAAGTCTTTATCGTTAGACAAAATCATAATCTTTTCTTGTTGAGCAAACCGCTTGGTTAGGGCAAAGATAATGTCGTCTGCTTCTGCTCCCTGAATACGAATATTAGGATACGGGAAGATCTCTTTGATTTCATCTCGAATAACGTCTAGAATAGAATACACTTCTTTCCATTGGTCTGCTGCTGCATCTTGTGTCTTCTTACGATTCTGCTTGTAATGAGGAAACCATTGTTTTCTCCAATAATTACAACTGTCATTACACACAACTAACTCGCCGTATTCACGAAACATCATTCGGTATTTACGATAGGAATTAAGCACAGTATGACGAATATAGTCTTCGTTGAAGTTGTCTGTGTCTTTAGCAGCCTGAAAAATATTTGCTAAAATTATTTGATTATTGTCGATAAGAAGCATAATGTAATTATATCACGTAAAAAACAAAAGTCAATAAATTTGTACCCATTGTTCGCTATTTTCGTCAATTATATATTTGTACAATTTAGCAGTGCTAGGATCCCACCATTCATCCCCTAAAACAACTCGGCTGGGTGGAGTAATCGAACTAAAGAATGTTACTGTGGTTCCTGCTCGTTCTGATGTTAGGGGTTGCCATCCTGATAATTTATGTTCTGGAGACTTGCATAGATCGGGGGCACGTTCAGCAATGTACGCTTCTCCCTTTTTGTACACAATATCCCCTTCGGCATATTGAATGCATTGTCCATTAACTCCACTAACTTTGAATATACCTTTAAAATTAGCCATTAAGTATCTCTTTGAAATCCTCTAGGGTATTTATCATAATTTTAATCTTTTTTTTGCCAAGATATTCATAAGCTTCTTTTAACTCTAGGTCTTTCCCAGAATATGCTATTTTTAATTCACTAATAAATGGATCAAGTATCTTGGACATCTTTTTCCAATGAATATGATTTATCTCTTCAACTTCTAACCAGCCTTCATGGTCAAACTTACAGGCTTCTTCTTCGCATACTGCAAGATACAATTCATCAATTCTTTCGTTCATTGTGCACAGATAACCTTCAGTTTTCTTTCGGATATGCTCTTGAATTGAAACTTGTTCCTTTACTACCTTAGGTTTAACTACCTGACCAAGTTTGATAATATGATCTACTTCTGATTTGATATTTTCTAGAACTTTATCAACAAATTTTCCGCCAAGATTCATAATTCTACAGTATTTACCTATACTCATTATTAATGGATTATTATCTGGTACTTTAACTGCATCACGAACATCAGACTTTGAGTATTTGTTTCTCTGCATCCAATCAATTACCCAAGGCTTATACACCTCGTTTTTGCAACTGTAACTATACCAACTGGTTGCCTTGAGAATTCTAGCATCAATTTGCTCTGGGGTCAGAGTAGCCACATCCTCCCAAGAAGGCTCGTTCTTGATGAGTAGAGAGTCTACAGAATCGCCACGCTTGATACGTTTGTGTTTTGTTTGTTTTCGTTTCATACTAGTCTGCTGAAGTTTCGTTTCTTTTCAAATTGAATTATTGAACCGAATCTATCTAGTAATTGATCAGTTTTATGACTGATAACAAATACATTAACCTTAGATCCAAACGAAGATATTAATTTCATAAACTCATCAGTTCCAGTACCGTCTAAACTAGAATCAAAAACTTCATCTAGAATCAGAAGGTTGGTGGAAACACTATTTTTTAATCGAGCAATTTCTCGCCAAGTAAGAAGCAGTGCCAAATCTATACGCATTTTTTCGCCTTCACTAAATGATTCATACGTGAATATGTCTCGATGGCGACTCTTGATGATTTCTTTGAACTCTTCGTCCAGATTAAATATAGCATAGAAATCCATGCTTGTCAAGTACTTGTTTACATGTTTATTGATTAAAGGGATATAATACTTAATAATTTTTGATTTAATGCCACTATCTTTAAATAAATTTATAAGTTGGTCGTAGCATTTCAGAGTCTTGAGCACTTTATACTTTTTATCAATTAGATCAACTTCTTTATTCTCTAGTTCTATAAGCTTGCTCTCAAACTTAGAAATCTCCTCTTGGGAGTATGTCTTGGCATTATTCAATTCAAGATTTGCGTGACTAGTATTCAGACTCTTTAAGGTTTCTCGTTTATTAGCCAAACGAATAACATTAGTTTGGTGTTCGTTTAATCGACCCTGAATCTCTTCTATTTGTTTCTCAGTCTTTGTAATTTGTGTGTTTATATCCTGAGTGCCTTGCTGGTACTCATCTAACTTTAATTTTCTTTGTGTTAACAGCGCATCCTTGTGGTCGTGGGCAATGCCTTGTTTACACAGAGAGCATGTTTCATTATTATTAAAGAATTCAATATCTTCATTAATGCTCTCTTTAGCCTGTTCAATTTTACCAAGAATCTTTTGTGCCTCTGTTCGTTTCTTCTGGACTTCTTTTAATTCGCCCTGTATTGAGCTACCAGAAATCTTTAATGGCTCAGATAATTCTTCTATGTCGGCATTTACAGCAACCATCTGGGCTTCTAGTTGTGCCTGTGCTGCCTTGCGTTCTTCTATGATCTGTTGTGTATTCTTAACTAGAGATTGTATGGTTTCTTTGGTGTCTGCAATTTGTGCTTTGGATACTTCTATTTGAGTATTGGTTGCGTCTAGTTCAGACTTGACACCATTAACCTTGTCTTTGACCACAACATTCATTTGCGAAAATATGCTAATATCTAATATGTTCTCTATAACCTGACGACGATCAGTAGGAGTTAATTGCATGAACGGAACAAACGAGGAACTTCCTAATACAACAACCTGAGAGAACGTCTTGAAGTTCATTCCTAAAATCTGAGATTCTAATACTTCCTGATAATCTTTAATCTTTGCGTCCTGATTAAGTAGATTGCCGTCTTTATAGATTTCAAATAATTTTGGGGCTAGACCACGAATCACCTTGAATTCATTCTTTCCAATACTAAAATTGATCTCTACCACGCAATTCTTTTTATTTACCGAATTTACTAGTTGTGGAATATTGATGTTACGAAACGGTCTTCCGTATAACCCAAAGGCAATAGAGTCCAATAAAGCAAAAGATTTACCGTTACCGTTACTACCACATACTAGAGTTGTGGATTTCTCCCCTAACTTAACTTCGGTAAAGCTGTTTCCAAACGAACCAAAATTTTTAAATCGAACAGTCTTGAATACGATCATGAAAGAGTTTCCATATAGACTTGACGCATAATTTCTTTTAATTGTTCTGTGTTATCAGATTCTAAAAATTCAATTTCTCGATTAATCAGACTCAAAGTATCCTCAGCGATATCAAACTCTGGACTATTTTCGTCATCCTTGGTTACTATGTCTTCAATAATTGTGATGCTTGCTGGCTCTCCAGTATACAACAGATCTATGAACTCGTCAAATTTTCTTTCATTCTTTTTATTTAGTACTAATACTCGAACATAAGTGTTTTTGTATACTGTAGGATCTAGGTCACTAAAATCTCGTTTATCAGTCCATTCAATACTATAGTACATTTTATGTGGATTCTTGATGAATGTTAGTTCTCTAGTTTCTGTATCATACACGTGAAAGCCTTTATCTTGATGAAGATCTGCTGTAGTCATTTCGTATTGAGTTCCAAGATAATGAATATTTCCTTTAGAACTCTTTGTGTGAAAGTGTCCAGAAAGAACTAATTCAAACTTCTGTAGGAATTTATCTTCCATTCCACTAGAACATTTAATACTAGATATCATCTCGTAACCATTGAGTTCAAAATGACCACATACTACTGGTGCTGTGCTGGCTTCAATAGCCTTGATTACGGCTGATTTATTTTCCTCATTAATCCAAGGAACCATCAAGAACTTGGTGCCGTCTGCTACTACTAGTTCTGTGGTGTGTTCATAAAGATGAAATTTAGAATAACAATCAACAAACAGTTCCTTTGGAGAGTTTAGATGATTGGTATTCTTATAGAACACATCATGATTTCCGAGAATACAGTGAAGATCCACATTATTGGTTTCAAACCAATTCATGAATCGTTCTCTTACATGCTTTAAGGTATGAAAATTGATAAACTTACGACGATCAAACATGTCACCTAAATGAATGACTGTATTGATATCGTTTGCTTTTAGATAAGGAAACAATTCATTATCAAAAAACTTAAAGAAATAATTTAAAAATAACGGCGAATCGGATCTTGCTCCGAAATGCGAATCACCAATAATGCATATTTTCATGATTTATGTTTTGCGCTTTTTACGTACCTTAGGTTCGTACTTCTCTATATCTTTTTCTGTAATAGAGAAGTGTTCACTTAATGCTGCACGTGGATCGTCTTTTTCAAAGTAATTAGTTTTACACCACTTATGCATTGTACCATCATCTAGGTGCTCGGTCAACTTAAACTTGATATAATTTTGCTTTTTTTCTTTTTCTATGCGTCTAAGAAAGGCATAGTAGATTATTTGAGTAAAATATGAGAATGGATTCTTGGATTTCTTAGGATTAAAGTTGTGTGCATACATGAGACAGTTCTCAATAGCATCTCCTACCATCTCTTCTCGGTATGGATAATTGGCAAAATTGTGCTTTGAGGAAAGACGTTCAGCAATCTTCATAAAGCATTCGCCAATATAGGTGGATACTGGTGGCTTATCGTCTTCTACTTCTTCTGCTTCTCGTATTTGACGTTTCCAAATAACCATCTCAGCAAGGAACTTCTTGTTGTCCACATAGTGGTCGCTGTCCTTGGTGAGCCGTTTTTGGGGTGCAATCGGAGGATTTACAATATCTTTAGATTTTTTAGATTTTTCACTTGACATAATTAAAATTTTCGTGTATACTTGTGTGTCTGGTATGAATGAGAAAATAGAGAATCAAACAATAATTGATATTACTGATAATCATTAGACTTTGGATCTGGATTCCAATCAGTCCACTTATTACCAAAGTCTTTTTTCTTATTCTTACTTGTAAATTTATCAACGCTCATACCTTCACCGTTGCCATCGGTTAATTCATTTATTATTTTACCCAGATCAGAACGCTTAAGCATTCCACTCTTTAAAAGTTTAAGAATAACATTGGGGGAAAACACTAGATTCATATACACTATTGTATCATCAAAATCAGGTTTTGCAAGGTTTTTCTTTGGGTTTTCTGAATTAAAATCCATTCCCATATCTTTCATAATTTTATCCATTTTATGGAACAAAGCATCCTCTTCTTTCTTCGAAATAGGTGACGTTAAAGAGGTCGGATAATCTGTAGAAATTTCTGGAAGATCCCCAAATAAATCCATAAGAGATGGAAGTTTTGAAGTAGTTGGTGGCTTGGTTGATTTAGGATTAAGTTTCTGCTGATCTTCTTTATTTTTTTCTGCATCATACAAAATTTCAATATCATTACTTGGAGTGCTAACAGAAACAACAGATGCTTCTGAAATAGTTACTGTGGTATCAGAAGAAAGAATGATCCAATTTCTTAGGGTAAATATTTCCTTTACTCTACCCATCATGTCAGCAGATAGTGTAGATTCGAATACCATAGGTCTAGTCAGTATAAGTCTACCATTTCTGCCTTTACGAATAGTAGCAATTAATTCTTCACCAGACATCATCTTAATTAATTTATAGGGGGTTCTCATCATTAGTCTCCTTGGGCAACTGAATAGGAACAATCTTAAAAGGAAATCCTTCACTAGTATATATTTTAAATCGTTGTTCCAGATGTTTCATGCCATGGTTCTCGTAACTTTTATAGGACAGATCGTCTGCAATATCAAACAATTTCATTTTAGATTTTGTTTCTGTTTTACGTAAACCTCGTCCAATGGACTGTAACACACGAATAACAGACTTGGAAGGTGAAGCAAACACAATATTATTAATATTTCGTATATTAATTCCAGTGGAACAAGTTCCGTAAGAAGCAATTAAAACAGAATCTGTTCCTTTATCTACAATTTTTCGTATCTCTTCACGAGTCTCAACATCAGTTTCTCCGTGAATAAAATAAATAGATTTATCGGAATCGTTCACTATCAACTCGTATA